AACAAAAGTCACAGCCCTCGAAGCAGGGTAAACTGTAAACAACTACTTTTTTATCATGGAAGAAAGAACCGCAGATGAAGTTGCAGCAATCTTCTCTGCTGCTGGCGATAGCGTAACAGTTATCGGTACTACACAAACATCAGATGAAACTGATACTGAATTTAAAGAAAAAATTCAAAGAAACGTAGAGCATCTTGAAATTATCAAAGACTACAAGAAGCTTGATGAAACAACTTCTATCTGGACATCAGAGGATTTTACAGCTATTGATGCTGCTATTACTGCTGGTAAAAAACTCTACTAAATTATGAATCTTAAAGAAAAACTACAGCAACTTGCTATTGAAAGGCAAAACTTACAAATTGCTTTGTATGAAGTTAGTGGTGCGATGAAGATTTTGGAGCAGCAGATTCTTGAAGCTGAACCCGAAGTAAACCAGCCATCAGATACAGAGGCATCAACCCCACAAGAAGCAACAACACCATCAGAGTAAGTGGTGCTACCATTTTATTAAGAACTTCTTTGACCATGTTTCAAAAAATCGCAAACATTTTGAGTATCATCTCATTTGTTATGGTAGCTGCCATGAGTGGCACAGCCTATTTTGGTTACAAGTACTTAACATCTGAAAATTTCAAAAGCCAAGTAATGAATGAAATTCTTGATAATGTTTCTGGAATGATGCCAAAAGTATTAGATCAAGGCTTACCAAAAGTCACTGGCCCATCAATGCCAATTATCAAATGAATTGTTGGCACTGTAAAACTGAATTAATCTGGGGTGGAGATCACAGCATGGATGAAGAAGATTATCCTTGTTCATCTGCTGAATACAGTATGGTAACTAATCTTTCCTGTCCTAAATGTTACTCTCATGTAGAAGTTTACCTTCCTAGAAATGCCTACGATTGAAATACCTGATATTCAAATTCGTGAGATATACATTCCAGACGTTCCAGAAATATATAGCCCTCATTATTTAACTATTACAAAGCCACCAGATATAGATGTTCCTGGTTGTACCTATCAACATCGTGATATAAAAAATACTGGTAATCGTAATTTATTACTGGAAGATCCAAATGGTGTATTTACAACGTGCGACTTTCCGTTTCCTGGTTTTGTACCTCTTGACTATACACCTGAGAATCTGGTCATTACAGAAGAAGCACCTATCAATAATGACCCACCGCCCTTACCAGAAGCAGGGCAGCCAGATATTCCTCCACTACCTGATCCTCCCCCACCAGATTTTTCTCCCTGCCCTGGTAAAAATGACCAAAGAGTAGGAGATTTTCGTAACGATAAAAAGTTAGAACGTGTTATCGGCCATGAAAGAGGGCAAGATGGAAGTGAGTGTATAACTCTTTATGAAGCAGTTGAGTGGAAAGAACAATACATTCCATCTGCTCCTCAGTTTGTTGGGGTCTTTAGCCTTGCTTTGGTTGGTGCTTCTGCACCATTGGTACTTCAGCTTGTACGGCCAATAGTTAAGCAAGTTGTGACAAAATTGACCAAGAAGAAAAAAAGCAAGTAAAATAATATTAGTAAAAGGATTTGACTCCTTGAGAGGTTCTAGACTCTCTCTTAATGCTCAAAGCTAACACTCAATAGGCAAGGTCGTTCAGATTTGAAATACCACCTTTTACTACTCTAGACAAGTGAAAACCCGTAGCTTGTCTTTAGCAACCAGACCCATTATCAAATCGTTAAATCGGTCACTGCTCTGTTGGAGCGTCAGTTGCTTTTAATTTCGTGAGTATGTGGGATAACTTGATTTGGTGGAATATTAACAACAATATCTTCACAGGTAACAGCACTAGGGGTATTAGGTTTAAAGGTAACACCTAATTTTGCCTGTTTTGCACATTGCTCTAAACGATATAAACTGATTTCCATTTTAGTTTTCTTTATCAATAATTTTTGAGCTTCTATATTTACCATTGTTGCTTCATGGCATAAAGCTGGCGATTTTCCTAGTGGAATATTTATCTGAGCAGAGATACCATAGTTCAAATTGTAATTATCTTTCTCAAATCTAGGAGTCTCTTGAACGTATTTTATCTCTCCAGTATTTTCGTCATATATATTTTGCCTAGTGACTTGTTCTATTGGTCTGTTAAATGACCAAGCATCTGTTACATAAGGAGTGATAGTCAGGCTAGGAGAAGCACAGACAATGCCTTGACTCATACGAAAAGAAGGCATAGCTGATGGAGTTATCATCGTTGCATTATTATTTACAACACCTTGAGCGTTTGAGCTAGGACTTGCAACTGTTGTATTAGCTAAAACCCTTGCAGGGCAAAGGATTAGAGCTATTGCCCAAATGTAGTTGTAGTTTCTGTTGTTGTACTTGAATTTATTGTTCTTGTTATTGTGGTTACTGTGTCTAACCCTGGAGTTATTAGAGTCTCTTGAAGAGAGAAAGCTGCTCCACCATTTGTTATTTTCCATCTTGGTACAGCATCTAGATTTGGCGAAGTCCAACTAAAATTTACCCCTCCAATTGTCTGTTCTGTAAGAGTTGTAGCTGTAGGATTGATATATCCATTAAGATCGGAACTTTCAATATTATGCCCTGATGCGGAATAGGAATATCCTGTCCGATATTGATGGCTCGTGATGGTTTCATTTATTACTGATTCAGAAGTACTTGAAGTTTGACTCGTACCCGAACGAAATTGTGGAACGACAGGCACAGCAAGGGTTCTTATAGGTAATAATAGTAAAACTAACCAGTAAAGTCTAGTCAATCGTAATAGTAACTTTAGTAGATCCTATGCAAGATGTACCCGATCCACCAGCAGTACAGGTATGAACTCCGCTAGATAATGAAGTTAATGCAAGCGATCCAGCAGTACCGCCTGATCCAACAGTAGTTTGTCCACTTAATACTGGTAAAGCTGCTATTCCACTGGAAGGGGTGACGGTAGATGGTGTAGCGTCACCCATTATTACGGATTCTGTTTTACTGAAAGCAGATCCCGATGTTGTTACTGTAGTATCTGTTTGAATCATCGCTGGAACTCCATTAGTTAACGATCCAACATTGATCCCACCAATCTTTCCTGCTGTTGTGGTATCTCCTACAGTTACAGATGGTGTAATATTGTTTCCGCTTAGTGAATATGTAGTTCCTACCTTGTTGGTTACTACATAAGGCATATCAACTGTGATCTGTGCAGAAGTTACAAACTCCTGTTTTATGTCAGCAAAGGCAGCCGATGGAAAGAGTAAAAGTAAAGCAAATAGTTTTTTCATTTGATACCTACTTTAGAGTTCTTGTTATCTACTATAGTATCTTTTTTCTTCTTTATCTGAAAACCTAGTGAAGCTGTGGAGGCTGAAAAAATCGAAGCAATAAATGTGGGGTCAAAATCTACTATTTTCTTGCCAGATGGCGGTTCATAGTATGAAAGGGATAAAAGTGTTGCCGACCATAAAAGTACGCAAACTTTCACAATGGTTTCAACTTTACTAGGCTCTTGATCTTCCATAAAAGTAAAGATTCTTGTCTAATACTAGCATTTTAGCTATGTTTGAAAAGTAACACATAAAACACGATGGTAAAAATTTTAAAACCTATTCTTTTAGTCTTTATCAAATCCAAAGCAATGAAGAGATTAATTGTGGATCTATTGAAGGCAATAGCTAAACAAACAGATAACACAATAGACGATCAAGCAGTTGCTTTTATTGAATCAAGAATGTTCCCAGGTTCTACCACTAATCTTCAATGAAAATAACTAAATTTCTCAATATTGATATAGAACCTGCACCTATGGAGATGCAATTAGAGGTTGAAATGCAATGCAGAGAAATTATGGGAACTGATGATTTGGATGGTTTAAAAAGATATTGCACTCATCTTATTAGGAAAAAGTTTGACCAAGATATTTTTATGGCCTCATTGCTGAATAGATTAATAGAACTAGAAGCTAATCGTGTTGTAGCGGAAATGAGAAAAGAAAAACCTAAACTTAAACATCCTTTGAAAAAGTTTTTTCGTATTCGTTAAGATATTTCTTTTCAAAGTCTTTAACTAACATTCCATCAGTCTTATCAATCTCATAATTAAACTTTAAAATTGCCGTACGAATATGTTCTGTAACCCAACCGCCCTGCTTTGAAACAACTTGAGCTTTATTGCGGTCATTAATAAAAATATAATGGTCATAACCTTTTAGTTCTACATCTAAAAGATTCTTTTCTAAGTCTTTACGTCTTATTTCTTTTAGTCGTCTTAGTTTTATTGAATCACTCATTTTTATTTTTAATTGAATTAAGAATCCTGGAAAGTGCTCTACCTTGTAAACGGTTTTGAATTGCCCTGTTCCAGTTTTCTTGATCTTTTTTCAATGCTTCATCATACACTTCTTTATCAATCTTGTCTTGTAAAAATTTATAAACAACTTCTCTTATCCAAGAAGTAGGTTTTATCTTTAATTTCGTACGAATATATTCATCGAACAGTTCTCCTCTATTTATATCTATAAGAACGTGGTAATACTTTTTGTTTCCGTGAGGTTTTTTGCCAGCTTCAGCCATGAATATCTTTTTAATTTATACTATCACATTCTCATTGTATTAACTTTTTAAATATTTATAATAGTTATCGTTTGCATCTTTCCAATATTTTTTTAGTAATTCTTCTATTTTTTGATTTTTTTCTTTTTTGTTTTTCATAAATTCAGATTGTAATAATGTTAATTAGTGTTTTCTCTGGGGAGAGTGGCTGAAATTGTCCCATTCTTTATAATCACGCTCCAAGACTAAAGTTTGCTATGGGACAAGGGCATGGGACAAGTGAAGTTGTCCTACGCTCCAATAACAATGGGACAATCTATTTTGTCTCACACAGTTGTCCCACTGAAATCTATTGGTACGACTAAGATTCTTCTAATGGGACAAGATATGCACCCTCTCCCCGTGCGAGGACTGCTCTATAAGACTTAGTAGAATTATCATCTTCAAAGGCATCAACACACACTTCAATAAGACCTTTTTTAAGTAATCTTTGGAACGATTTTCTTATCGCAGCATCTTTACCATCAACCATTGGATCGTGAATCATTTGATTTATGGTATAAGTTTCTGGGTGTATTTTTCTTAACTTTTGAAGAACTTTATCTTGAACAGTTGTAGGAGATCCAGAATCAGCAGAAACTTCAGGAGTGTAATCAGCGATAGCAAAGGTAAGATCATCTTTCATCTTCATTATCATTTGAGTACCCATTCTTCCAGACCTAGATTTTTCGATAGTAATAAATCTGCTGTTACGACCTACTTTATTAATTTGTTCTTGGGTCGGTTTAGATAACTTCCAAGTTTCATCAACAGCATCTCTGATAGCTGATGTTCCCCTAAAGCCACCATTCTTATTAGCGTGATGAATTATAAGAATAGTTGTTCTTGGGAAGAGAACGCCATTATTTCTTGTAAGCCAATATAAAGGTTGAGCAAAGTCTGATTTGTTTTCATCAAATGCTCTACCACCACTACAACCAATCAAAGAGTCAATAACAACTAGCTTTGGTGTATAAGTTTGCATCAACTTAATAAACTGAGCATATCTTTGTAACTGCCAATCAGTTTGAATTTTTACGTTGCTTTCAATAGGAAAGTTAACTTCTTCTAATTGTTCTTTTAGTTGTGATAGTGGTTGATCGCCATTCAGTAGCAGAACATTACCCTGATCTACAGGAACTTTGCTACCTCTAACTAAGAAAGGATCTCCAGTAGCAATATGTTTTGCCATAGTCCAAGCACTCATGGATTTACCATCTCCACCTGCACCATAAATAAGAACAACTGAAGGAGTAGGAAGAATGTCAGGTATCAAGTATTCCCTCTGAATATCTAATGCAAAAAGATCAGCTATATCAAGAATACCTTTTTGACTTTCATATTGAATTTGATCGACAATAAGTTTTTCTAATGCTGACTGATCTCTATAACCTGCTTTCAATGCCAAAGTATTTAGCTTGTAATTCATTTCAGCAGGATTATCCAATTCAAGAATATTTTTGGCACGTTTAATTACATCGCCAAAATCAAGAGTTGATGTTCTAACCTCCTGAACTTTCTTTTCTTCAGCTTCTTTGACGATCTTTTTATTTTCAGCAGAGAATCTATGTCTTTCAGGATCTTCTCTGTCTGCTAACCAAATAAGAGTGCCTAATCCAATACCACCGCTTTTGAATGAATACCAAGCAGTTGTGCAGGGAGTATCATAATCTCCTGCATCTTCCCATTCAGCAGCAAAGTCAGGATCTTGAGCAGACCAGAATGACCATAAAGATAAACCAAGATCATTAGGTAAAGCAGAATGAATAGCCATTCCAACTCTTACCCAATGTTCTCTGCTACCTAAACCCTGATGAGAAATAACTGATAGGCAGTCATGGATAATCTGAGCTATCTCATCTTCTGTTCTATCGCTAAAGTCTAAATCTTTTTTATTTTGTACTGGTTTTGGAGGAGCTTTCATCTCAGCCAATAACCAAGCAGGAGCTACAGGTATTTTTGAAAGATCACCAGTTAATGTATAGAAACCTTCTTCTGAGCTATGTCCACCTGGGTAAGCACCAAAGATAACACCTTGCCTTCTTCCCCAAAGTATTTCATAGTTACCACCTTCTTCTTTACGAAGGCCATGACCCTTCACTTCACCCCATAGAGCTTCTGGAACGCTAAAGATATACTTTGCTGCATCCTTCTTAGTAGAAGTGATCTTAGGAGCACCTATGAGGGTCTCAGACCATTTTCTTTTTAATACTGAATGGTCTTTATCAATATCGAGGATTACAATACCTTTTCCTCTAATACCTGTATAAAGTCCGATAGCTTGTAGGTCAGGATTTTTTTCAATCGCAAGCTCTACATCATGCTTATCAAAATCTCTTTCCCATGATTCTTCTAATGGGTTTTTACCAGTAGCCTTACGGCCTGATTTCATTACTGCATCTTTTTTATATATAGGTGCATAAACTAGGTTCTCAGGGAGAGCCTTGACGAAACTAATAATTGTCATGTATCATTCTATTAGGATAAGTGAAAACCTCTGATTTCTGGTTTGCAATTCGCCAGACTTCGGAGGTTTTTTCAT